GGTCTGTTTAATCTCTCTACCCATATTAGTACATTACCTAACATATCTGCCTCTGCATGTCCTGTGGTGTGGTTACACACTACCTGTTTCAGTTGTTTATATCTCATATTGCTCATTATCTGGTCGGTCACCTCATTAAGCGCCGGATTCTTTAATTCTCTGTGTTAACTCTCATTATCTTGTTTGTATATATCTATCTTCTTTGTCTTGTCTGTACCTATGGATAATGGGTCGTCCTCTCTCGGATATGGCGTCCTAACACTATCTTTCATACACTTCAATGTCATCTCATGTGTTCCGGTCTCTAATGCCATTGTATGTTTAATTGCCATGATTAGATATCTACCTGACATGTATGGATTTGGTATCGGTTCTTTATCTCCTACTGGTCGTAATAACGGTACAGTAAAGTTAATGATATTACCTGCGTTTATTTGTGTATTGCCATATACTAACATGGTAAGGTTTAAATTCTTTAGACCTGCCTTTTGGCTGGTGATTTTAGGTAAGGTCTCATTTACAGGTACAAACTCGTAATCATTATGCACCTTACTTGTATCAGTTACCACCATCTTCTTACTATTCGGATATTCAAACAATGCCTTGCCTGTGTCATTGAGTTGTGCGTTCGGTATGAAATGCTTATCTGCGTCATTCTCATCACCTACGGTCTCTGTATGAAATCCTTTACCAAAGTTTTCTTTGTAATTAAAATCATGTGTTGTAATCGTCTTATTAAATGCGTCATGTACAACCACTCTATTAGCATAGACACCATCAATGATATTAGATAATGTGTCGGCATGTTTATCAAAGTCATATTGTATCACCGCCTGCATACGCCTTTGTATATCTTTGACCTCTGTCTTTTTGGTGTCTTGTACGGTTTGTATCTGTGTTTGGTAGTTCCATGTAGTTGGTCTGGCTGCCGAACCACCCATTGCAAGTAATGATTCAATACTTCTAAAATGAAACCCTTTTGATGTTTCATAGAATAGATAACCTGCATTATTATATTTACCTGATACAGATTGTGTAGCAAGAAAGTTAATTGCCTTTAATGGTTTTAAACTTGGTATGACATACTTGGCATTGGTAGCTGTGTTCTCTATGAATAGTGGTTTTTTAGAGTTTAGAAATCTTTTGTTCTTAACTAAATCTTCTACTGCGTTCTCTATAGGTCCTGCGTATGCCTTACTTACGACTGATACTTGACTGTTAAACATTTCAGGTGAACAGAAAAAGATTTGATATCGTTGTGCAATATCTTTGCCTGGTAGTTTTGTGACCTTATCTACTTTGTATATTTGAAATGGTGTACCGTTTTCTTCGGTGTAATCATAACCAGGTAATCCTGGCGTGTTGAACTTGACTGATAATCTTTCTAAACCAGTTAACGGAAAAATAGACCTAATATCACCTGTGTCATATACTGAAACAACACCTGATAGTGTATTAGATAATATGTCCTCTGTAATGGTCATTAACTCGGTAATACCCTTAATGTCCATCACCTTAGGTGCGCTTTCGTCTTTCTGCTGTCTGTATGAAATTATATCAAGTGTGGATAAGTTATACTTACCGACCTTATCTAAAATGTCTGTTTGCAATAGTGCCATGTCATTATCTTCTTATCAATTTTCTAAATTCACCTTCAAAAACAGGCAAATACTTAGGTTCTAACAATCTTATCTGCCTCTTCTCATCTTGTAATCTTCTTTCATATTGTATATTGGTAACTGCCTCTGCGCCAGCTTCTGTAGCATTGCACTCTACCTTGTGAGAATAGTCACTAGGACCATTTCCCTTTTGTCTACCACTTGATTGTGTTATCTCGTAGTGATGTACTGTTTCTGGATTAGGATATTTGTCTGTAACATACAATTGAAATGCGTACTCATCTAATGGCCAGTCATAATATCTATTGACAATGTTGTTAACAAGTGTTACAACCCAAAAATAATCTGAGTCACCATATACTTTGTATGCAATGTCTTCAGGTTTCTCACCCTCTTGTACATCATACTTGTCATATAGTGTGACATTGTTTGCAATTTTACTTCGTATCTTAACTCTTCTAAAGATATCGGTTACAGTTTTAGTGTTGCCATTTGCACCAGATAGGTTATAGTTTATTTTAGGAAATGCTGTGAAAAACTTTGCCATTATGCACCTGCCTCAATATCAGATTTAGTAATAATTCTGTCTTCTAAGAATGAAACGGATAACTGTGTGTGTACAGGTTGACCACTATTAAATGTTGTAAATTGTCCATCAGGACTATAATCAACCGAAACATCTGTACAGTAACAGGCACCAATTTTATGTAGATGTGGATTTTCACCATCATTATGCATATAACTAATTTTAAAATAGTTTGGGTTTTGAAATAGACCGTCACCACTTGTTAAACCTGGTGCTGAATTGTATTTGAATATGGTAATAATATTTTCTACTGCTTGTGCCTCAGTTTCGTTTCTAGGCCAAAAATCAAATGTGTAAGCAAATGTTCTTTGACTAGGTGTATTATAAAATGCTTCATTTCTAGGGTTGATGGCAATACCAAATCTTTTCATAGTAAATCTTACGGGGTCACCTGCGCCTGCAAGTGATATTAACTCACCTACTGTTTGACCTGCTTGTCTAAACACACCGCCTGATACTCCTTCAAAGGCAGCTAATATCTTATTGGCTGTTCCTTCAGCACCTGCAGCTGATGACAATGCCTCTTGTACATCACCTGCTAAACCTGTTTCTGTGTCATTATCATATGATTGATTGTAACCAACTTTAATTCCAGGTGGCATGTAAATTGATATGGCTGCATTTGTTATTGAACCTTTAGGTATTTTACCTGTAATGTTTTCTTGTGAACCTGAAGCTGCGTTTGAAGCCTCAAACATACTATCTTGTTGTGCTTCATATGTTAAAAAACCTGATTCAAATATAATATAATGACCTAGTTCGTTAGAGCCAAGGTCTAATGGATATTGTACAGCACTAAATGTTAAAGGATTTTGTGTTAATTTCTGTGAAGGACTATCTGGTATATCGAATGGTCCTTTTTTTAATAATTGAGCCGCTACTTTACCAGAGTCTTTCTGTTTGCCTGAGTTAGTAAATGAATTAATCAACTCACCTACATGAGGCATAGCTAAACTGCTTATCATTGATTTTAGTTTGATTGCCATGTATAAATAATCCTTAGTTAGTAATATTTATATAGAAAATAAGAGTGATATGAGAAAGAGTTATAAAGGTTTATACAAACCAACCAATCCAAAGAAATATGTCGGCAATACCAATCAGATAGTGTATAGGTCACTACTTGAAAGACGGTTTATGCGATATTGTGACTTTAATAAAGATATTCTATTTTGGGCAAGTGAAGAGTTGCCTGTTAGATATTATAGCCCGCTAGACAAGAAATATCACCGATACTTTCCTGACTTTGTTGTAAAGACGGTGAATGGTGATAAGTACATGATTGAAATAAAACCCTATCGGCAAGCATTAAAGCCCAAACCACCAAAAAAGAAAACAAAATCATATATGCGTGAATCATTTGAGTATATTAAAAATCAAGCCAAATGGTCTGCTGCTCGTAGGTACTGTGAAGATAATAGTATGGAGTTCAAGATTATTACTGAAAAAGACCTTGGACAATATTAAAGACCGTAAACAAATCCTTCTCTTGCGATATAAGGGTCACCATGTATATCTAACTTCTTAATATAATTATTTTGAGAAGCAACACTTGATGTATCACCACCGTTATTATTGATAACTACACCTGTATTACTACCATCACTCTTTTTAACTTGTGTTTCTTTTAAGAATTCAGCACCTGATTGGTTGACACTTCGTTCTATTAATTTTTGCAATCCTTTTTTATCATCTGAATATAAATCAGCCAGTTGGTCATATGTAAAGTTTACACCTAAACCTTGTAGTGTATCATTGGCAAAATTGACTTGACCTTTAATAGAAGCTAACTGTTTTTTTGCGTCTATTTCTGCCTTCTCTACACTAGTATTTAAACCAGCAAAATCTCTAAATGCACCAAGTGCTTTCTTTTTTTGTTCTTCGTCTTCAGCCATTCTAACAAGTGTGGCTAATCTTAATACTTCTTCAGCTTCTGCTTGTTTTACTTTCAACTCTTCTAACTTTGGTATCATTGGTGACATCTTCTCAACTCTATCACCACCTCTACCATAATTATTGTTAGCAACTACTTGAACAAGACCACCTGTTTCTCCGGCAGCCAACATATTAACTGCTGTCTTTTGCACCTTATCACTAAACGCCGACATCTGTTCAAATATCATTTTACTATCAGCACCAAATCCACCTTGAGCTGCAATACCCTTAATAGATTCTACTGTGTCCATAAAGTTAACAGCTTTTGTTCTATCTAACATAATTGTTTTTAATGCTTCTTCACTATAATTTGTCATAGTGCCGGCTAATGCACCCAATTTAGTCTGCATATTCTCATCAGCCATAAATTTATCTTTATCTTGACTTAACTGTTCTAGTGCCTCTTGTGTTGCTACTTTAGCTTCACCTAATGCCGACAATTTACCAAGATTCATACCAAATCTTTCAAATAGTCCTTCTTCTTCTCTAGCAGCCCACTCTCCCATTTCTTTATCTAATTTTGCTGTTGTCTTTTCTAATTTTTGTAATGTTAGTTCTTGGTATTCATCAATCTTTTTAGCAAGATACGCAGCCCCAACTCCTAATGCTACAGCAGCACCAACACCAATAATAACTGGCAATGCACCAATAGCGGCGCCGAAAGTTGCAACTGCACCTATTTTTGATGCTCCCATTAGAGCGCCTAATTTACCTACTGTCCACATACTAGCAGCTGCACCGCCAATGGCTGTGGCTGCAAAATCTGAATCTTTTACCTCTGTTGCATTTAAACTTCCTGATATGTAACCTGCCACTTTGGCAATCATAGGAGCAGTTGCGCCAACAATCGCACCAGGAATGCCTGCAAGTCCTAAACCAACACCAGCACCTATCATACTTAATTTAATATCTTTTTTAGCTGCTTCGTCTAACTCTAAATCAAATTCAGTATTAACATAATCTATAATAGGGTCAGCAACAAATGTAGCAATAGAACCATACATACCACCTTTTAATAATTTTTTACCTAAACCCATACCTAAAGCTTTCAATGCTCCAGGTGCCAACATGGCAGCTGTGAGACCAGCTGTCAATAATTGTGACATTCTATTTTGGTCTAATTTTTCTCCTAAGTCTTCAAAGTTTTCATCATTGCCTGTGTTACCGGTACCAGTTAATGGCGGTGCACCTTTATTTTTTTCTTTTGCAAGTTCGGATGCTTGGTCTCTTGCTCGTCTTTCAGAGTCCTCAGATAAATCCAATTGTGACTGTAAAATACTAGCGACTTTCTCAACACACTCATAAGTTCTTTCTTGTAAAACAGCAAGGTCTTTTAATAAGAAAACACCTAATGAACCACCACCTGCTTGTAAAACTGCGGCTGCAGCCTCTGGTGGAGGTAACATACTATTAACACTTAATAGTGATGAGCCAACTCTACCTTGTATGGTAGTTGCTAATTGTAAGGCGTTTGCTGATGACATTATTTTTTACCTTTACTCGAACCTGTGTATAGACCAAACCAGGCAGCGCCAGCACCAACTACGATACTGATTAGCCCACTCTGTTCCATAGTTGGAGCAGATAAGTCCATATACCATATTACACATTTGTATAGTAGTATAATGTAAACTGTTAAAAACAATCTAGGGAATATTCTCCAAGCGTCAATAGCTCTTGCCATATGAATTAATTTAGAGTATGGATTTACACCAAGGTCTTTAATTGAAGTATCAACTTCTAAATCAACTTGTATTTTCTGTTTTGGTTCTGCAACCTTAACTTCTTGTTTTACTTCTTCAACCATTACTGTCTATTCCTCTCTTTAGCCTTATCGTTTTCTTCTTTGATGTGAACAACTAATAAGTCCACATATATTTCCCTCTCCCAAGGTATCATATTCTCTAATTCACTTAAAGAATATTTATGATGTTGCATTAAAGCAAAATTAACCTTAAAGAGATTCTCTAAGTTGTCGTGAGAGAGGGCAATACGAAAAAATCTTGCGCTCCCTTCAACACTATCTTGCTTTTCACTTTAGTTTTAGGATTCTCTATCTCAACTTCATGTGACAGTTGTGGCATAGTTTCAAAAAACTTATTAATTTTATCAAAAGATTTTCTATCTAAGTTTTCAATAAACTTATTTAAATCGTCTTGTGTATAATCACTTATATTATGATTCTTTTCACCTTCATAGATTGAATGAATACATCCGGCAATCATATCAAATACTTGTTGTGTTTTCATACCCTTAATATTCAGTTTAGGGTCAACAGTATCAATAGTAGGATACTTCATTATCAAACCGATTTTCTTTTCTTCATCAATTACAATATTATTTGTATGTAATTCATCAACTTGAACTTCGACTTTACTTAGGTCTATGTCTTGTGTAACATAAGTTTCTTTATCGTCAGGACAAAGTAATCTAATGTTTGCAATTTCACCAACTGACTTAGACCTGATTTGTAAGAATACATATTCTAAATCAAATGTTGGTAATAAACTTGCGTCAAGTTTGTTATATGTACATGTTGACACAATGTCTTTAATTGCATTTTTAATTTCGTTATCATCACTTGACTCTAACGCTTGTAGTAAAACCTTTTCCTCTTTTACAAGAAAAGGTCTGTATTTTACAACAATATCTGCTGATGGTAATGTCAACTCATATGTCGCTGTTTCTAATATAGGCAATGCCATGATATTATCTCCTTGTTAATATATTATCCAAATGGTGGAAATAGTCTACCACCTGTAACTCTACCAATTGGTAGATTTCTTTTGACTGTTGATAGAACATCTCTACCAGCTCTTTGAAACTCTGGTGGTAATTTACCTAATATACCACTAAACAGACCAAAATCTTTACTAGCTTTAATTGTTGGTACATCACCAAATGCCGAACCTACTGTTGCACCATTTATTTGGTCAATTGTTAAGTTTGACCATGTTCTAAAGTTTAATGTAATCGGCACTTGTGCAATTTCATTGTCTGCACCATATGTTAAATCCATAGAACCTACTGTTTGAGGATATACTTCAAACAATCTAACTCCATATGTAACTCTAGCGTCATCATCACCTTTAGCGTCAAACTGACCTAACTGCATGATGTCCATACTACCAACATAATCATCATAGTAATTTATGTTGTGTGTGCCTAAATCTATAATTTTTTTCTGCCAGTTCTCAAAGAACAATCTTTGTCTTAAAAACTTATCACCATAAAATGTCATTTCAACTGAACTTGAAAATGAGTATGCATATGGCATTTCTCTTTTTGGTCCATACATGTTATGTTCTTTTGTGTTTATATCTCTGTTTGGTAGTGTAACTTTATTACACATCATATCAACATTTTCTAATAAAGTATTACTTTCTAATTCATTTTTACCACCATATGCAACTGACACAGATTGAGGAGGTATATTTGGTGGACCTGCTTGTACATTCATCAATCTAACTGGCGCTGGTGGATTAATTCTTACAATAAATCTATTTGTTCTAGCAAAGCCTTCACCTTGATTTACTTGTGAAAGAAATCTTTGAATAGTACCTGCACCACCAGGTCGTCTTTGTAATCTAGGGTCGCCTGCAACATCAACTAATGATTTATCTCTAGGTAAACCTAGTCGAATATCAAAATTGCCTATTCGTCTGCCTCCCCTTAAAATTGCTATGACGCTACCCTCTCTTTCAGGTTACCATCTAAATTATGGTATTTGCTTTGACCTATTCTGTTGCCGTGTTTATAGTTGTGGTTATTCT